ATGTCAAGGTAAAAATAAACTAAAATAATGCTTGACAAACCTTGCTGTTGTTGTTATAATAAGTGTATAAAATGAAAAAAGGAAAGGAAAATATGACACCATTTATCAAAGAAGAGTTCACATGGGACGGTATGTATCTCATGTATAGAGGTAAACACACTAAGAGTGTGAACATGGAGGTCGCAAGACCAGACTGTCACCCATCTTGGGTTGGTCTACCAAAACCAGAGTTTATCGCAAGGTTCAAGTATGGTTACAAACCTTGGAAGGCATGGGTTAACTTCTTAGTCAAGAATGTTACTGTTGAAGAGTATCTTGCATTGTCTGAAGAGATTCACCCCGCACCCGCAATGAGAGAGTTAGGTTACGGAGGAAGAACTTAATGAACGAATACTGGAAAGAAATTACGGATTGGGGAGACTTGGGATATAGAGTTCCAAGTCATACCTATATTGTAAACAAGTACACTCAACTGGTGGGATACATCAAAGAGGGTACTACTGAAGAGATTATCTTCAAATCACCCATGAAACAGTTCTCTAAGAGTAGGAGAAAGTTCAAAAAATTATGAGAAAACACTTGACAAAGTGTGTTCTTGTTGTTATAATAAGTATATAATCAAGAAAGGAGAGATTATGATAAACCTGAAAAACTATGAATGTCCCGACTACGAAAGTGGTCTTTATAAGGGTATCCCTATGGAATATAGGAATGCACCTGTTATACAAGAAATCTTGAAGACAAGATTGTTCACTGTGAGATACAGAGGAACGAGTAAGAATGATTACGACAGACCACAAGATTTCTGTCACAAAGATTATGCGGATACCTTCGCAATCTATCCATATGCAAACTATGACGAATATCAAACTAAGGACGATTACCTTGGTCTTGAGAAACCTAAGTACGACCCTGTTGTAAGAAACTACGAAGACCTTAGAAATTTCAGAGATATGCATATCAAATTGACGTGTGAAGTTGCGGATGCAATCGTAAGAGAAATGACCGAAGGTGTTGCATGAGTCATGATACAATGATGAAGTGGTCTTTCTTAGGACTAATAGTATCGGGTCTTTCCCTGTACTGTTCCAATGCGAATGGTTCTGAGTTAAGGTATCCCTATGAACAAGAGACCTTTTGTCTCGCAAAGAACATCTACTTTGAATCGGGTAATCAACCTCTTGCGGGTAAGATTGCAGTTGCACAAGTAGTGTTGAATCGTATGGAACACAAATCATATCCAAAAAATGTATGTGGTGTTGTGTATGATGCAAAGTGGAAAGAAAACTGGAAAGGTAATATGATGCCTGTCAGGAATCAATGTCAGTTTAGTTGGTTCTGTGACGGTAAGTCAGACGAACCTTTGGACACAAAGACGTGGGAGTTATCCCTAAAGGTTGCATATGATGTTCTATCAAGACACTATCCAGATATTACTGAAGGTGCAACACATTACCACACACTCTATGTTGACCCATATTGGTCAGATAGTTTAAACGAAACTGTGAGAATCACAGACCACATTTTTTATAAATAAGGAATATATTATGTATGAAGTAAGATTAGCAAATACAGGTTTAGACTGTATGAAATGGTACGCATTCAATACCGCAAAAGAAGCTGTTAAGTTTGTTTTGAAAGAACTACACTGCGTTGGATTTACCGTAGATGGTAAGACCTACGAAGAGAAGTTCGAAGAAATTGTTTGGGTTGGAAAAGGAAGAATTAATGAAGGTTGATTATCACAGATTAATTAGTAATGCAGTTGCAGCACAAGAACGAAGTGGTACTGAATGGGGTAAAATCTATTGGGGACGAGTCATTGAGTTTTTGACAAAAAAGGTGCATGAAGACGAAGTAGTCCATTAAACTCTTATAAATAGTAGTATAGACTATTAAGAGGACATTATGGCAGTCACATCAAACGTTCAAGTCACAGACGAAGAACTAACAACCAATTTAAATTACTTACAACCTACTGGGTTTAAAGTAATTATTGATAGGACTAAGTACCCAAACATGGAGTACTTTGTTCAGTCTGTGTCACATCCTGGCGCTCAATTAACTCCATTGGAATTACCTGTACGTAGGATTACATCTGTACCTTTAGCGGGTGACAAACTAACGTTCTCAGAAGTTTCGTTTGATATTATTGTGGACGAAAACATGACATCTTATAAAGAGATGTATAATTGGATGATTCGTATAGTGAATGAAGGACAAGTATCTGCGGGTGCAAGAGATACAGGAAAACCTACCTATGCGGATATAACTTTATCTGTGTTGTCTAGTCACAATAACACTGCACAAAAGATTAGATATCTTGATTGTGTTCCAACTGGATTGGGTGCAATTGAGTTTCAATCCACTACAGGTGACACTACATATGTCACCTTCAATGCATCATTTAGGTTCTCACAATTTGAGATTATTTGACATTTAACCCTTTATTATGGTATAATACATTATGATTAATTTAGAAAGTATACTTGCTGAATGGCAAGAAGACAGTATTATTCGCAAAGACGATTATGAACAAGCGTCTATGAATACCCCTAAACTACACGCAAAATACCTTGAGTATTTGTCTCTGACCAAACTACGTTTGAAGAAAGCAGAGTTTGACCAAAAAACCTTACTGAAAGATAAGTATCTTTATTACGAAGGTAAGATGCCTGAAGAAGATATGACTGCACGTGGTTGGAAGTACGACCCGTTTGATGGTCTGAATCCTAAAGCTTTTACCAAGTCAACTAAAGAGACATTCTATAATGGTGATAAGGATATGCAAGAATCTGAAATAAAGATTCAAATGCTTAAAACTACCATAGAAACTCTATCAGAAATTGTGGACAATCTAAAGTGGAGACACCAGACGATTGGAAACATCATTAGGTGGAGACAATTCGAAAGCGGTATGTAAGGTATATATAGATGAATGACAATACCTAATACTATTACCGTTGGTCTTAAAGACCACTCCATGATGTTGATAGATTGTAATCAACACCAACTCCAAGAACTGCGGGACTACTTTTCTTTCTTTGTGCCTGGCTATAAATTTATGCCTGCATATAAGTCTAGAAGGTGGGACGGTAAAATCAAACTATTCAATCAGATAACCCGTGAATTAAATGCGGGTTTATATGAGCATGTAAAGAAATTTTGTTCTGACCGCATGTATCCTCTTCAATTACAAGAGACAGATTTTGGTCATCCCGCATTAACCAATCAAGTTAAACACCAAGAACTAATTAAATTCCAAAGTAAACTTAACCTACCGTTTCCATTATATGAATATCAATATGATGCGGTAACCCATGGTATAGAAAAGAAACGTTCCGTTTTATTGTCACCAACTGGTTCGGGTAAGTCATTTATTATCTACAACCTTATGCGTTGGTATCTAGATAATCACGATAAACAAATACTTATTGTTGTTCCGACAACAAGTCTAGTCGAACAGATGTACAAAGACTTTGAAGATTATGGTTATGATGTACAGAATAATGTACATCGTATCTACAGTGGTAAGGACAAGACTACCGACAAACCAGTTATTATCTCTACATGGCAATCAATCCATAGATTTTCTAAGGATTGGTTTGAGAATATGGGGTGTGTGTTTGGAGACGAAGTGCATCTATTCAAAGCAAAGTCTTTATCTGGTATCATGAATAAGTGTGTCAATGCGGAATATAGATTCGGTACTACAGGTACATTAGATGGTACAGAAACAAATAAACTTGTATTAGAAGGACTCTTTGGCCCTACTCATAGAGTGACAATGACCAAGGACTTACAAGAACAGGGTAAACTTGCAAAGATAGATATCTCTGTTTTACTACTTCGTTATCATAATGATATATGTCATAGGTTAAAGGAAGCAACCTATCAAGAAGAAATAGATTATATTGTTACTAATGAGAAACGTAATAAACTTATAACTAACCTTGCACTAGACCAGAAGGGTAATTCTCTGGTGTTATTCCAATTCGTAGAGAAACATGGTAAACCTTTATTTGATATGATTAAGGATAAAGCGGGTGACCGACCAGTATATTATGTAAGTGGTGAGGTAGAGGCAAAAGACCGAGAACAGATACGTGGTATCGTAGAGGGACAAAAGAATGCAATTATTGTTGCTAGTTTGGGGACTTTCAGTACTGGTATTAATATTAGGAATCTTCATAATATAGTATTCGCATCACCTAGTAAGAGTCAAGTTAAGGTACTGCAATCGATTGGGCGTGGACTGAGGAAGTCTGACGATGGTTCTGTGACCAAATTATACGATATAGCGGATGACTTACATATAAAATCACACAAGAACTTTACGTTGAGACACTCAGCAGAACGTATTAAAATATACACCAAGGAACAATTCCCATATAAGATTTATAAACTTGACTTGAAATGAACCAAATACCTATAGTAGAGAGAAGACCTCGTGGATTATTATTTGGTGGGTTTACCTCTCCCGATGAAAGACATGAAGAATATGCAAAGGAGATTCACACTGACTCAGAAATGGTGGTGCAAGGAATCTTTAATGGTATAGAAGCATTTCGTAGTTTTGGTAATCACAGAATCGCAACCCATATTAGAAAACATGGATGGGATGTAGAATGTATCGATTACAGTATATTCTTTACTAATGATGAACTATCTGAAATACTACGTACCAGAGTAACCAAGGATACTTTGTTTATTGGTTTCAGTATGATGTTCCATACGATGGCAACCGAACGACTTGTATGGTTTACCAATCACATAAGAGAAAACTATCCGTGGGTGACACTCGTTGCGGGTGGACAAAAGACTTGGACAGTTACATGTGTTGAAGCAGATTATTATATCACTGGTAATGGTGAGTATGCAATGAGTGCTTTGTGTAAATATCTCACAGGTGAAGGAGAAGACCTAAAGGTACACAAGACATTGAAGAATGGTGGTAAGTTGATTACCGCACAACACAGTTATCCGTGTTTCCCTAAGAGAGATGCAAACATATCATTCGAAGAACGTGACCATATCAAACCTAGTGAGACAATAAATATTGAGTTTGCACGGGGGTGTATCTTTGAGTGTAAATATTGTTCGTTCCCTCTGTTGGGTATGAAACAAGATACGACCCGTAACGAAGAGAGTGTTTATCAAGAGTTACTAGAGAACTACGAGAAGTGGGGAACAACCAACTACTATATTACAGATGACACAGTAAACGACTCGAAGGACAAGATTGCACTTATCGCTCGTGCAGTAAGAAGACTACCATTCCAACCACATTTCAGTGGGTATGTCAGAGCAGACCTATTGATTACACATGGAAAAGATACTTGGGATGATATGATTGATATGGGATTTACCTCGCATAGTTATGGGGTAGAAACCTTTAATCATAAGTCTGGTAAGACAGTAGGTAAAGGAATGAAACCAGAAAAACTCAAGAAGGGTCTATTAGAGATTCAAGAGTATTTTCGTGAGAGGTCACCCAATTACTATTGTGGTACATTTACAATGATTGCGGGTCTTCCTCATGAAACGTTTGAATC